GGCGTGTCCAAGTATGACATTGCAATTGTGACAAAGCCAATTTCTAAATTTCTTGCACTTATGACAATGGTCAAAACAAAGTCGCACGTCGTTTCCGCATGCCTCGCATTCAGTTGGTTTCTTTCGGCCGGCCAAGCGCTCTTGTTTCCGCAAATTGCTTTCTTTGGCTTTGCGGTTGCCGTAGCCTGGATGCGCCGCTTCCCAGGCGGCTTTGCGGGCCTTTGAATAATAGCTAGGATGCGCCTTCCTCCATTCTTTTGACTTGGCGGCGCTGTAGCCTGGATTTTTGGTTTCCCAGCGCTTTGTGGCTTCAGATTTTTGTCTTTGCCGTTTGACCAGATCTTCACCTTTTTTTGGCTTTGGTGGCAGCATCACGTTCCTCGCTATATTTTTTCATAGCGGTAAGGAATGCATTCTGACCTGTCTCCTTAGCGCGCAGATTTCTCATTTTGGGAACATCTAGCGTATTTCTTACTACAAAATGATGCTTCATAACAAATGCAGCTTTGTTCCCTTGCCGACACACTCTCTGAAAAAATTGAGAGTAAGTATCATATGAGTCCGGCAGGTCAAAATAGGCCACATTCTGCGCGTTGAACTTCTGCAGGTTCAACCCGTGGCCCATTGATGCGGGGTGGCCAAGCAACACTGGTACTAGCCCCCTGTTCCACCGGTCGATGTAGTCGGCCGCTTGGCCGCGCGTGGTGTCGCCGTTAATGCAAGGAACGGCGCTCCCCAGCGCCTTGCGGATCGCGGAGACGTCGTGGTGGTACCCGATGCCCACCAGGATGGGGTCGCCTTGCAGCTCGTTCACGAGGTCGACGAGCGCCTCCACTTTCGCCGTGTGCAGCTCCTTGAACGGCCGGTTCGTCGACCTGATGCGCTCCTCGGGGTCGGCGTCCAGGTAGACGGCGCCGTTGGCTATCTGGCAGCATTTGCTTCTGGCGGACGCCGATGAGGTGAGCGGCGCCGTGAACAACGTGCTCATAAGGCTGCCCTCTATGGCGTCGTACTCCTTGCGCGCGGGCGGCGGCAGCTCCACCAGGTGCGTGCGCTCAAGCTCCTTTGGCAGCTTGAGGTAGTCGCGCGCGTCCAGCCGCATCACCATTGGCGCCACGAGCGCGTCGATTTTCTCGGCCGAGCCCGGCAGGATCTCCCACTCCCGCATCTGGAATCCGGTCGGGAAGAAAAAGCTGTTGCGGTAGTGCGTGAGGTACTCGCCGAGCGTCGCGCCGAGGTCCATGATGAACATCTGCCCGTGCAGGTCCAGGTAGTTGCGCGGCCGCGGACTGCCTGTGAGAATATGCCGGCGGGCAAACCCCCGCAGGTGCTTGCGCAGCGCGCGGAAGCGCACCGTGACCGAGCTCTTCCACAGCGACGACTCGTCGATGACGAGCATGTCGGCGTCGAGCATCTTCATCCGCGCCTTGCTGGCCGTCAGCCACGCCACGCCCTCCGGGTTGATGACGCACACGTTGTGCTCCGGGCGCAGCGCGCGGAGCGTGCGCTCCTTGCCGGGCCCGTGCAGCAGCGCAACGCGCATGTCCTTGAAGTCGGTCCAATCGCAGACCTCGGCCGGCCACACGTCGTAGCACGGCCTGAGCGGCGCCACCACAAGCATGCGCTTGACCAGGCGCTTCTTCAGCAGGATCTTGAACGCGCCGAGCGTGGTGCTCGTCTTGCCCATGCCGGGCGGCAGCAAGAGCCCCGACTGGGCGTTCTCCAGCATGAACCGCATCGCGCGGCCCTGGTACTCGTGCGGCGACCAGGGCCGCGCCGCCGCGCGCCACTCGGCCATCTTGGCGGCCAGCGCCTTCGGCACCAGGTCGACCACATCGTCTTTTCTAGGCATCGCGGGCCGCCGTTTCCGCCGCGTCCGCGCCGCTCGCCGCTTCTTCCAGGCGCGCATCGGCGCGCCTCCATGCGCGGGCGGTCTTGGCCGTCACCGTCGCGAGTTCATGGCCGCGCCGCACCCACAAGTCTCCGCTTATCGTGTGGAAGCCCTCGACGTCCCACACCTTTCCGTCCCGCTCCACCTTGTCGCCCGCGGCGCATCCCAGCAGGCCCGTCGCCGTCTCATTTGCCATATCCCCTCCCCTTCATCGTGTCGATGAACTTCTCCCACGTGTCCCACTTGTGCGCGTCGTAGCCGTCCGCGCGCAATTTTTCTAGGTACCAAGGCTGCGTCGCCGCCCTCGTGCCGTGCGACCCCGCGCCCTCCGCCTTGAACTCCCCGACGACCGGCCGCCCGCCCGGGACGAAGAACACCCTGTCGGGTATCCCGTCGCAGCCGGTCAGCTTGGCCGTCACGATGCCTTGGAAGCGCGCCCATTTGACGGCGCGCGCCTCCAGCGGCGCCTCGCGCCTACCCATCGGCGTACTCCTTTCTTTTCTTGTGCAATACTTTATGTAACTCTACATAGTCTGCCAATTTTCGCAACAATTTTGGATTGTCTTTTGTGTGTCCGAGAGCCCAATTGCAATGACTGCATAGCCACCCGCGAAATTTTTTGGTTTTGTGGCAGTGGTCAAAGCAAATTTTTCCTGCTTTACCGCAAACTTTGCATCGTTTTGGCTTCTTGCATCCGGCCTCTTTTTCACGTTTTGTCACTGCATGTTGTTTTGTGCGTGCCTGTATTGCATCTTTATGCTTTGTGTAATAAGCCACATTCCAAGCTTTATACTCTTCTGGATGGGCGGCGATCCAAGCTTTAGAAGCCGCATTTGCCTTTTTCGCATTGTCTGGATGCTTTGCATACCAAGCCCTATTCTGCTTGGCATGCGCATCTGGATGTCGTTCTCTATAGCGTTTTGTCTTTTCAGTCTTAGTTAAAGCCACTGTATCTACTGAGCCTCAGGACACGGTCCTCCGTTGGACTTTCTAAAACGGCACCATTTGCAATGGAAGCCAGGTTTGGCGGGGTAGCGCGTGTCCTTCATCATGGGCTCGATGCGCTTCTCCCACTCGCGCTTCAGCGGCTTGAGGTCCTTCATGGTGTACTGCTCCGTCGCCTCGAACCCGGTGTCGGTGTAGACGTGCTCCGCCACCAGCTTGACGTCCTTGTCGCCGCCGGCCACTATCCCAAGCTCCACCAGCTGCAGGCCGCCGAGCGCGTACAGGCTCCGCTGCTGCTTGTGGTCGTCGTACACCTTGCCAGTCTTCCAGTCCGTGATCTGCACCAGCCCCGGGGACTCCGCGCACACGTCCACCTTGATGCGCAGCCAGGCGTCCTGGCCGAACCAGCTCGTGGGCAGGTACTGCTTGGTGAACGCCCACTCCAATTCGGCCTTGGCCTTCAGCTTGCGGAACGCGTCGAGCTTGCCCTTGGCGGCCTTCAGCTCGGGTATGAGTGCCGGCGCGCGCCCGGGCCGCGTGATGTGGGCCTCCGCCGCCTTGTGCACCTTGTCGCCCTTCTCGAAGTGCACGTTGGGCGGCTCGGGGATGCGGATGCGCTTGACCTTGTCGAAGCAGACGGACAACGGGCATTTGACGTAGGCGGTGTATACGCTGTAGCTCCAAGACACAAGGTTTGCCAATGGCTCTTGTTTAGGCATTTTCTTTTGAGGCCTCTTTTTTCCATTTGTGGCAGCCGCAGCTGCAGTTTGTTTTTTGTCCGTGGTTTTGGCGAACGAATCCTTGGCAATCGTCGTGCTTATGCCGCCAGCAATTCCAGGTCTCGCCCGCCCGTTTTGGGCGTTTTGGCGAATCAGGCACCTTGCGCATCACCCGCCTCCGACGGCAGGTGGAAAATGTGTTGCGGGTCTTGAAGTGGATCAACTTCATGCAGCAGGCCGGTCAGCACAGCAGCGACGGCGTCCTCCCGGAATGTGGCGCCGTCCAGTTCCACTAAATCGACATTTTTGGCGGCCCCGGCGACAAGCCTGGCTGTCACGGCCGCAAGTGAATCGAGCGGAATACGATAGCCCCGCTGGTAGAATTTCAGCACGCGCAGCATTGACCCGCCTGCATCCTCGTTCCGTTTAGGGGCCGTGTAGACCAGTCGCTTAGCGGCCAAGTCGGCGTAGAAGTCGGAGTGCGTCACCGACGCCCATCCAGTCCTATGCGTGGCTGGGTCACGTCTTCCAAGACACCATACCACTGACTTGGCGACAGTAAAGTCGAAACTTTCTGCCAGCTCCTCGGCTGTTGTGTAGGCCCAGCGATGGATGACTTGGATGGGAAGCGCCACGTCTGGCCTGCGGACGGTGTGGGCATTCACACTTGTCCATACCGTGCCGTTGTCACCGGCCAAAATCTTGGCGTACAGTCCGGCAGTATCAGCGTCTGGCGCAAATAGATCGACGTCCTGCAGCTCCTCATTTGCCACGCATGCCCTGATGAAACCACCCGCCAACATCGCACGGCGGTCAGACTCCAGCAGGGCCACGACGCACTTCGGCGCCCTACGCAATACCCAGTATAGATCTCTTTGACTTAGTTCATTCATTTAGCCTCCTTTTCAATCTTATGAACTTCGGCATCCGTCATCGATGGATGCAGGTTTATCATTTCGACCAGACCGCCGCCAGTCGGATCATTCGTCCAACCTACCACGGATCGTTCACCGTCAGGCCTAAGGCCTGCACATGTCACGACATACTGTTGCCCGGCGAATCCGGTATGTTCCCTCATACGCGCGCAAAATTTGCACATGATGCCATCCCTTCTTATACGGCGAATTTTTCCAGCTGGCCCCACGACGGGCCGGCCTCGCCGTCGGACTGCATGACGAGCGGCCTGATGTCGACGGACGCGATCTCCTCCTTCAAGACGGACATTTCGTGCCGCGCGCCCTTGTCTGACAGCGGCAGGTTGATGTCGATCTCGTCGTAGACGGTGGTAATCATGTCCTCGCCGCGCTTTGGGTTCTCGTTGTACCGGCACAGCACCTCCTTGGTGAAGTCGGCGCCGGAGCCTTGGCAAAGGTAGTTGATCTGCTTGTACTCGAAGCTCATGTTTCGGCCGAACTTCGCCACGTACTTCGGCTCCTCGACGTAGTAAAGCCGGCCGCCGAGCGTGCGCATGGGGCGGCCGGCTTTCGACAGCTCCTTTAGCGCGTTGTCGAGCTCCTTGATGGACGGCAGCGCCGCGTTGAGGGCCCGCTGGATGACTTGCGCCACGTTCTTCTCGTCCTCCGACAGGTTGAGCAGCTGCATGAGGCCAGCGAGCCCCTGGCCGTAAAGCCGCGCGAACACGACGCCCTTGGCGTTGTCCCGGTCGAACGAGTCGCGCAGGCCGGCCTCGCGCAGCTGTCGCTCCACCTCCGCGCGCACCACCTCGTGCATGTCGAAGTCGGGGTCGTCCAAGAATCCCTGCTGAACGGGGCCGTCCTCGAAGTAGCTGAACAGCATGACCTCCTGCTGCTTCAGGTCCCTCCTGCCCCACCGCTTGCCCTTGTCCGGCAGGGCGTAGTTGCGGATGAACGGCAGCTCCGGGACCTTGAGCCACGCCGGATGCACGTATCCGAGCGCGGCGGCCTTCTTCCACTTCTTTGGGATGTTCAGCAGGTTCGGCTTCGAGCAGATGATGCGCCCCGATCTGGCACCCTTGACGTCGTTGCCGCCGCCAGATGATTTTACCTGCGACCACACCGGGTAGATGCGCCCGCCGTCGCCGGCCAGCTCCCGCCACGGCTCCATGAACGTCTCGACGGACGTGCTTGCCATGGCCTTGTACGTCATGGCATGGTACACCTTCC